ATCCTAATCTAGGAAAGACCGTTACATATGAAACTTATCAATTAGATGTAGAAAGAGCAGAAAAAGCTCCTGCTGCTAGAAATGATATTTTAGCAAAGAGATTTGGAATACCTATGGAAGGTTACACATATTTCTTTACATACGAAGAAACACTTCCACACCGTAAACGCGATTTTTGGGGAATGCCATGTGCGCTTGGGGCAGACCTTTCTCAAGGAGATGACTTCTGTGCCTTTACATTTTTATTCCCACTATCTAGCGGAGCATTTGGTGTAAAGACTCGATGCTATATTTCTTCTTTAACTTTGATGAAATTACCAGCAGCTATGCGAATCAAATACAATCAATTTCTCGACGAAGGTTCATTACAAGTTCTAGAAGGTACAGTTCTTGACATGGATGAAGTTTATGACGACCTTGATAAGTTTATTATCGATTGCGATTATGACGTTCGTTGTTTCGGTTTCGACCCATATAATGCCAAAGCATTTGTTACAAGATGGGAACAAGAAAATGGGCCATATGGTATCGAGAAAGTTATTCAAGGTGCTAAAACAGAGTCAGTTCCTCTTGGAGAGTTAAAGAAACTATCTGAGGAAAGAATGCTAGAGTTTGACCAAGAACTTATGACATTTGCTATGGGCAATTGCATAACACTTGAAGATACAAATGGTAATAGAAAGTTATTGAAGAAGCGATACGATCAAAAGATCGATAGTGTGTCTGCTATGATGGATGCTTATGTCGCTTATAAATTAAACAAAGAAGCTTTTGAGTAAGGGGTGAGAATGATGGTTGTAACCGAACAGCAATATTTAGCCCACCATGGTGTTAAAGGAATGAAATGGGGAGTTAGAAGAGCCATTCGCAAATATTCTAATAAAGCGCAACGACAATATGATGCTCATATGAATAGTGCAAAATATATTAAAAAGATTTTGGATAGTAATTATGATATTGTAACAGAAGGGCCTCCAGATCCAGAAACCAGAAAAGCATACAAATATGAACATAAACGTGAAATAGAAGCCGCAAAGAAATGGCTAGCTACAAGAGATGATATTATGAATATGAAGATAAGCGACGTTAAAGTAAAAGATGTTAAAGCACGTTTTAGAAATAACGGAGCAGGTTCATACTATCCATTTGCTTAAAAAGGGGTGAGAATAGTGATTATACAAGAAGAACAGTATCTAGCCCATTATGGGGTTAAAGGTATGAAATGGGGAGTAAGAAAAGCTATTAATAAAGTTGGTGCTAGAATAAAAACTAGACAAAAGCAAGAGAAAGAATATAGAAAGAAACTTTCTAATATTGAAAACAAAGCTCCTGTTTCGGCTCATATGCTTAGTTCAGATATAGCTAGAATAAAATATAGAAATCACAGCTTAGCTTATAGAGTCACAAGTACAGCAACAAAACTGGCTCTTGGTCAAGTTTTAAGTGATGCTATGAGTGGTAAATTATCATCATATGCGACAATGAATAAAAAAGATATCGCTAAAAAAATCGGCAAATTAGCAGCAGAGACAGCCATTTCTGTTGTGACGAAAGATAAATTAGCCGACTCTTCTGCAAAGAAGTATAACAGCGAAGGAAAAAGAACTAAGAAATATCATCTTATAGAGAAAGAAGATATCATGGGTGAAGTGATAAGTGCTGTTCCATCTATGATAGCTCTTGGTAATTTTGCAGTTCAAATGAAATACGCATCTGCTGTGAAACAAAGAGCTGCTAATGAAGAACGATTTAAAAGTTGGGGCGGAAACATATTATCAGAAAAAGCTAGTGATTATAATAATATTTGGGCATCTGATGATGGTAATACATCTATCCTAGAGAAAGTAAGGTGACGTTAATGCGAGAGTCTTTTAGAACTAGACTTCAGCATGCATGGAACGCCTTCAACGATAAAGACACTGCTAGACCGATCAATGATCTTGGCATGGGTTCTGGAGCTAAACCAGACAGACCTCGTTTTCGTTATGGTAATGAAAGATCGATAGTTTCCTCTATCTATACTCGTATCGCGATTGACGTTGCGGCCATAATGATACAGCATGTCAAAATGGATCAAAATGGAAGATATATTAAGGCTATGGATTCTGGCTTAAACGAATGCCTAACATTAGCTGCTAATAAAGACCAAACTGGCAGAGCCTTTATTCAAGATGTAGCGATGTCTATGTTTGATGAAGGATGTGTCGCTATAGTACCAGTCGACACAACACTTGACCCTAAGATATCTGGGGGTTATGATATAAATTCTCTAAGAACAGCTAAAATTATAGAGTGGTTTCCAAATCATGTCCGTGTAAGATTATACAATGATCGTAAAGGATTTAAAGAAGAAATCACATTACCAAAAAGTATGGTAGCTATTATAGAGAATCCGCTTTATTCTGTAATGAATGAGCCGAACTCGACGCCAAAGCGTCTTATAAATAAATTAAACTTGCTGGATGCAATAGACCAGCAAAGTGGTTCGGGGAAACTTGACGTCATTATCCAATTACCGTACGTCGTCAAGTCTCAAACAAGAAAAGATCAAGCCGAAGCAAGGCGAAAGGACATCGAGATGCAATTAGCTGGTTCTAAGTATGGTATTGCGTACATTGATGGAACTGAAAGAGTTACTCAATTAAACAGACCTGCTGAGAACAATCTAATGACTCAGATCGAGTATCTAACGAGAATGCTATATAGCCAGTTAGGAATGACAGAGGCCATCTTAGATGGAACAGCCGATGAAAAGACTATGATCAACTATTATAATCGTACGGTCGAGCCAGTTATCGCTGCAATTGCTGATGGGATGAAACGCTCGTTTCTTACAAAAACTGCACGCACGCAAGGTCAAACGATCATGTATTTCCGTGATCCGTTTAAACTCGTTCCAGTTAGTGAGTTAGCTGACATCGCTGATAAATTTACTCGTAACGAGATTATGTCCTCGAATGAAATTCGTGCTATTATCGGTTATAAACCTTCCGATGATCCAGCTGCGGATGAATTGAGAAACAAGAACCTTAATAAGCAAGCAGGAGAAACTAACCCTGCAATGATAACTGAACAGGAAACGAAAGGAGATATAGAATATGCCTAAATTTGACTTCAGTGGCTATGCCACAAAGAACAATCTTAAATGCTCCGACGGCCGTACAATCCGTAAAGACGCATTTAAAGAGAATCATGGACAAACAGTGCCTCTTGTTTGGCAGCATGTTCATAGCGACCCAGGCAATGTATTAGGGCATGCTTTGTTAGAAAACAGAGAAGATGGTGTTTACGCATATTGCAAGTTCAATGAAACTGAAGCAGGCAAGAATGCTAAGATGCTAGTACAACATGGGGATATTACTGCATTGTCTATTTACGCTAACCAATTAAAACAAAAGGGAAGCGATGTTATACACGGAGCAATTCGTGAAGTAAGTCTTGTTATGGCTGGTGCAAATCCTGGAGCATTGATCGATAATCTTAGTATCGCTCATGCTGATGGAACTTACACAGATGCCGAAGACGAGGCGCTTATATTTACAGGTCTTAACTTCTCTAACCAAGAAATCGAACATTCTGTAGAGGATGACGAGGACGAAGAAGAGGAAGAAGACGAAGAATTAGAGCATGCTGATGAAAGAACAGTAGCAGATGTATTTAACACTCTAAACGAAGAGCAAAAGAACGTTGTTTATGCTATGATAGCGCAAGCTCTAGATGGCGCAGATGCCGATGAAGATATTAATCATTCCGATGAAGGAGGAACAGACATGAAGAAAAATGTATTTGATAACGAAGATATGGAAAACAAGAACAATGTATTAAGTCACGATCAGTTACAAACAATCTTGGCTGACGCACAAAAATGTGGATCTTTAAAAGATGCTGTGTTAGCTCACGCTCAGGAATATGGTATTCAAGATATTGATGTATTATTCCCAGATGCTAAACAATTAGCTAAAGATCCTGATTGGTTAAAGAGAGAAGATGATTGGGTAGCTGGAGTATTAGCTGCTATTCACCACAGCCCATTCAGCAGAGTAAAATCTGTTATTGCTGACATGGATTTCGAAGAAGCTAGAGCTAAAGGATATATTAAAGCTACTGAAAAGAAAGAAGTATACTTCAAGGTTGCTAAGAGAGTAACAACTCCTACAACTATTTATGTAAAGCAGAAACTTGATAGAGATGACATCATTGATGTTGTTGACTTCGATATCGTTGCTATGGTTAGATTTGAATTAAGAACTCTTCTTAACGAAGAATTAGCTATGGCTGCTTTATTTGGTGATGGAAGAGAACCAGGAGATCAATACAAGATCAACGAAGAGAACATCAGACCTATCTGGAAAGATGAAGATCTATATTCTATCAAGGAGAAAGTTTCTACTGACACAGATCACAAGAAACTTGTTAAAGAAATCGCTTTAACTCATAAGAGATATAAAGGATCTGGTTCTCCAGTATTCTACACAACTCCTGACATGCACACAAACATGTTATGGATCGAAGACAACAATGGAAGAAGAATCTATGAAAGCGATGCTACATTATGTGCAGCTCTTAGAGTTTCTAAGATTGTTGAAATACCTCAGATCGAAAACTTAGTTAGAGAAACAGCTGACGGTAAGAAGATGAAGTTATTAGGTATCAAAGTAAATCTTAGAGACTATAACTTCGGTGCTGATAAGGGTGGAGAAGTTGCTACATTCGACGATTTCGATATCGACTTCAACCAATACAAGTACCTAATGGAAACAAGATGTTCTGGTGCTTTAACTAAACCTAGATCTGCTCAGGTTTATGAAATCGAAGTTGGTGGAACTCAACCACAAGTTTAATAACTAGAGGAGGATTCATATGGCAAAGTTTTATGGAGCAATAGGCTACGCCGAGACTAAAGAAACTGCGCCAGGCGTGTGGAGAGAATCTATTACCGAGCGTTCGTACTATGGTGATGTTATTCGAAACACAAGGCGTTGGGAAGGTAGCGAGCATCTTAACGATGATTTAAACATAAACAATCTTATTAGTATTGTTGCCGACGCCTATGCCAACGAGAATTTCTTTGCCATACGATACATTATATGGATGGGTTCAAAATGGAAGGTTACGAATGTAGAAGTTCAGAGACCTAGACTAGTATTGACGATTGGAGGGTTGTACAATGAGCAATAAAAGACTTGAACTACATGATACTCTTATATCTATAGCAGGCCACGCTTATTTTCAACCTCCTGAGTCAATGAAATTGAACTACCCTTGTATCGTTTATGAGCGTAGCTCTGGTGATTCACAATTTGCGGATAATCATCCGTATATTTACAAAACTAGATACAAAATTAGTGTCATAGACGCCGACCCAGATAGCGATATTGTGGGTAAAGTTGCTAAGTTACCTATGTGTACACATGATACACATTATACAAAAGATAACTTCAATTACGACGTCTTCAATCTATATTATTAAAGGAGGAAATCATCATGCCTAAAATTGTATGGGATAAAACAGGAGAAAGAATTTATGAAACTGGTGTAGATCATGGTGTGTTATATCCAATGGGAGCATCAGGTGCTTATGATAAAGGTGTTGCTTGGAACGGATTAATCTCTGTTACAGAAAGCCCTTCTGGAGCTGAAGCTACACCTCTATATGCAGATAATATCAAATATTTAAACTTAATGTCTGCAGAAGAATTTGGAGCTACAATCGAAGCTTACACATATCCAGATGAGTTCGCTATGTGCGACGGATCTGCAGAAGTTGCTACTGGTGTTATGATCGGTCAGCAAGCTAGAAGAGCATTCGGTTTATGCTATAGAACTGCTATTGGTAACGACGTAAATGGTAACGATCATGGTTACAAATTACACTTAATCTATGGTGCATTAGCTGCTCCATCTGAGAAAGGTTACCAAACAATTAACGATAGCCCTGAAGCTATTACGTTTAGCTGGGAAGTTTCAACAACACCTGTTGAAGTTCCTGGATTCAAACCAACAGCTTCTTTAACAGTAGATTCTACTAAGGTTGCTGCTGAGAAGTTAGCTGCTTTAGAGGCTATATTATTTGGTAGTGAAGCTGAAGAAGCTAGATTACCATTACCAGACGAAGTTCTTAGCATTATTAACGGAAACGTAGCTGGTTAATACATCACAGAACAAACAAGACGTTAATTAAACGTATTGGAGTTGTACAGCTCACACTGACAACTCCTTTTTTTTATATTTGAAAGGAGAAATTAATTATGATAGCAAAAACAGTAAAATACAAAGATTTTAATGGGGTAGAAAGAGAAGAAAAGTTTTTCTTTAATCTTACAAAGGCTGAAGTAGCCGAATGGGAATTAAGTACAAATGGAGGTATGGCTGAAAGTATTAAACAAATAATTGCAGCTCAAGATGCACCTTCAATCATAAAAGTA